CAGCCTTGGTGCCGAGCACGTACCAGGGGTCAATCATATACGATTGGGTGTAGGCATGAACGGCTTCGACGACGTGACACTGGTAGCGCAGGCGATTGTTGCGGCGGATAAAATCGTGGCCTGCTGCGATCCCGCCCTTGCGTATCTTAGGCGTCCATGTCACCAGATCTTGAATGACGTAAGGTAACGAGTGGTTGCCATCCCAGTAAACGAAGTCCAACGATTCGTCGTCATAGCGATGAGTCGCATCTACGCTGAAGTCACGCACGAAGGTGACGTTGTAGTTGCGTAGGCGGTGGGTGGCTTCGTAGCAGAGGGCGTCAAGTTTAGGTTGTGATGTGTGTTCGCGGTAATCACGGTAGGCGCGATAGGGATCTACACAGTCAAGGTAGAGTTGCGGGTTAGCCTGACAAAGTATCTCCGCATATTCGCCGCGCTCGGTGCCGACCTCTACGCCTCGGGTAAAGCCGAGTTGGCCCAGTAGCGTGGCTAAATCATCCCGCCCCACGTTAGGAATCTCACGCGGCGAGCGGCCAGTGGTGGGCGTCTGGGGCCAGTGGTGAAGGATGCGGTCGAGGGTGGTGGTCATTCGTCGGTCGGCCCCTTAATACTATAAGTAGCTCTAGTTATAAACGCTTGATTGCACAACATGCATGGACGTACACCACCCTTGTCCAAGAAGATAAAACCACCATCACAGGCCCTACACCCATGAGTCAACGAAGACAGGGACACGCCAGCTTCAGCCGCTGCGCGCCCAAGCTCCCGAAACAATTCCGTTGCCGTTACTACAAGCATCTCTGCCAGAACTCCCCGCACACCCGCTCCCAGTTAAACCAGTGGGCGGCTTCTTCGCGCTCGGCTGCAGTCACTGGACGCGCTCCCTGTTTGAATAGCTGGACCAGTTGGTCGACGACTTCAGCGCGGGTGCCTTCGTGGATATACTCGGCCCATGACTTGTAGGCCCAGCGGTAGTCGGGAGTGTCAAACACTACGGGTCTGGCCCCGCACAACAACCCCTCAGCCGCAGGTAGCTCGAAGCCTTCAGTACGACGGAGACCAGAAACGAACTGGCTAGCCGAATAGTGAACCGCTAGTTCAGCATCGCTGACATTAGTGACTGACATGACGTGCTTCGCTGGCTTAAGTGGGCCAAGGTGTACGACCGTGCCTTCTACTTGCTCGGCAGCCAGCCAACATTCGCGGACCGATTCGCTCAGTCGGCTATGACCACTGGTGACGATGGTGACGTTGCGTTCGTTGTGGGGCAGGTCGTCCCAGCGGGGGCTGGTGAACCTGTCGTAAAACACCTGCCCATCAACCCCGAGTGGGACGTGGAAGAAATGCTGCGGGAACCTCCAGCCACCGTCGGTATCGTATCCTGCGCTATAAAATTGTCGTGCTAGGTCGTAGTAGCTCCAAACAACTATCGCATTCTCCCAGATGTCTACCCAGTCATCTACATTAGGAGACATAGTTGATTTTAAGCAAACTTGAATGACCGCGTATCGCTTATCCCTTTGCTTTATCTCCCTGCACTGACGCTCAATGTGGTCGCGCCTCCCAATCGCATAAATCACCGTCAAGTCCACGTTGCGCGGGAACTGGCAGACTTCCACGCCTGCTGGGGCATAGCGACGGAGCGCGTGGGCGATGCGGTCGAGGCCGAGGCTAGGCTGTGGGGGCTGTAGGAATACTTTCATCTGACTCTACTTTACATTCAGGTGGTTCATGGTAAGCATAGCTGTCTGGGCCATATTCAGCTCTAGCCTGTTCAGTACATACGCGACAAAGAACTTGGCCCTTCTTGGAGTTGCGACGACGGTACTCTTTGTCCGCCTCTCGTTGTCGCTCTACGTTAGGCATAGGCTATCAAGTCGAGCTGGGGTGGTTGGAGGTAGACGCGCATCACGGCTTAGGGAACCTGTCTCTTGTTACTACGCCAGATTCTGACCTTAATCGAACCAAGTCTTGCTGACGATGTTCCTCAGCCATCTGCTCCAGCCGGGCAATGCGATCTTCGCCTGCTTGGAGCAATTCCCTAATGTCAGTCAGTAGTTCAATCATAATCATTTCAGCGTCACTCGCTATAAGATGCTGCTTTCTTAGGTTGTCTATCTCCTGCTTAGTCCGCATTCTCAACCTCGTGTAATACTTGGACATCAATCATAAATTCCACATTCGTGTCGTAGCTTCTATGGCACGAACGGCATAACCGGACATAGTTCTTCCGTTTGCGCTTGTGTCGCATTCCCCTTTTGAGTGCCCAGTCAAAGTTCGTTGACCGACCTAGGCAATTACTATTTTGGCATTCTTTAGGCTTTCCAAACTGAGCGTTCAGCCATTGATGAATACCACCATACCGAACATCGTCGCCACGCCAGCAACCGTGAGTCTCTTGCCAGACGGTGGCGATCCCGGCTTTAGATTGAGAGATTTTGGCCCTGACCTCAGGGGAGCGAGGAATACCACGACGAGCTATGTTCATAGCTCTTAACTGCTCGACCGTTCGCTGCCTGTCCTTAGGTGATAAGGGAACGCCTTTCTTCGCGGCACTAATATTTTTCTTCCACTGCTCAGGGTCTGCTCTGTAGAACTCACGCATCCACAATCACCTCCCAATCATCAGCAAAGTAATCCTGATCCGTCACAATCCACGGGTGCGGTAGGCCGTCGTTCTTGCCGCTGGCTATGAAGCCGACGATGCAGAGTTGCGAGTCGACTAGTTCGACGTAGATGGCCCGCGAGTTCCAGTGGGCGCGGGTGACGCGGTCGCTGTCGTTGAACACGGCACTGAGGGCTTCGGTGAAGGTCATTGGCTACTCCTACCATGAAATTCTGCAATCGTTATCGTAGTCACTCTTGTTCACGTTAACCGTGAACCCCCTAGAGCAAAGTTCTTCAATAAGCTCTTGGCTCGGTGTAGGAGCTACGTCAACAGTCGAATTACCTGCTACTGCCGCATTCTCAACGGCGATTAGCAATGTCTCGATTGTCCACTTGTTCCTAGCGGTTAAAGCACGAGCTTCATTCGCGTATTCAATAGTCATTGCTTCACCCACATGAAATCCACCGACTTATGCCCCTGAAACGTAAACCACGGACTAATCTTGTGCGCCTCGGCGTAGGCCATCACCGCCTCCACTGGCCCAGTCCCCCAGCGCTTGGGGTCGAGGTAGTAGAAGTCATCGCCGGTTATTAGACCGCCTGAGCGCACACGCTTGGACCACTCGATAATATCCATGAGCACGTAGTCGAATGAATGGTTGGCGTCAATGTAGACGAAGTCTAAGTAACCATCAGGAATATCGCGCACTGCATCCATTGACGTCTTGGCAATAAGCCGAGCCTTGCTACCTTGTAGCTTACGACTAGCCTCATTGAAAGCGTAGACGTGCTTGTCGTGTGACTTCTGTTGCTTATTGCCGTCGCAGGCGTGCCACGGATCAACGCATAGTAGTTCGAGGTTAGGGTTAGCTTTCACCAGCACTTCGCTGTAGTTACCCTCAGCCACGCCAATCTCAGCGCCGTGGTTCATGCCTAGCTCAGCAAACAGTGCAGCTAGGTCGTTCCTGTGAAACGTCGGCACCTCGATGGGCATTGGGCCACGCAGGCGGTGAGCGGGAATGGCGAAACGGCGGGTGAGGAAGTCGGTGAGGGCGGTGGCGGACATCTGCAACTTAAGTGGGATTACATTATCATCGTCTTTAGTAGCGGACTCCAACCAGATTCGACCACCGTCAGTAACTTCTATTGTCACCCCACTATCAGCAGTGTCCCCCTTCACATACCGCGCCGACTGCCCGATGATTAGCCAGTCGCGTTCGTCCTTCGTGATCGTAACGGGCGGGCCGCCGTCGTAGGCATAGGTAACTATCAGCTTCTTCTTCTGGCCGCGAAAGGGGTTGCCAACTTCGAGTTCAGCGTTAGTGACATTCATATCCAGCGAACCATTGACTACTTTCGACTGCAATAGCTTAGTCACGTCAATCCATGTTGCCATGCCGTTAGGCTCAGCGGAACGCATCTCACCAACACCGTAGTAGGCTGAGTGGATTGTCAGGGTGGAAACAGATGGGTTAGCAGGACTCCCAGGAGCAAGCCTACTATCACTGATAGCGCCAGCAACCGCAGGAACACTGATAGCCGCACGCCCTTTTGTCCCATACACCAACTCCTCCCAGTTCTCCGGCCAGGTTGGTACGGGCCAGAAGTGTTCGATGAGCCACTTGAACGGACGGGTCTGCTTATGGCTGAACGCAGCATCGTTAAACATCCAGCGCTTGGTGAATGTCGCCCCATGGTTGAGCCAGTCTTTTGGCAAGTGGTAGCCACGACCAGCCGACCCCTTGTGCCAGTGCGAGATCCACGTCTTCTTGTTGATCACGCCTCTCCCGCCTGACAGCCAGCACTTGTTCAATACCTCCTGGCTTTCATTCCAGAACTTCCCGTAATGCGTCTCGTCCATGAGTTCAAGGAACTGGAAGTAGTCGGCGTGCATGAAGTAGAAACTGCCTTGGCTGGCCATTTCATCGTCCAGGTCGTACTCGGGCTTACCAAACCGTTCGCGCGCTCGCTCAGCCCAGACTTTGCCGTTCAAGCCCGGCCCGCCAAAGTCCTGCACGTTGTCAGGAAAGCTAAGGTAGTGATAGTCGATTGGCGGACGACCATCGTCACGCACTTTCCAGTTCTCTACGTCCATGCGTAGTCGACGCGGAATGACCACCCAGTCTTTGTCGCAGTCGGCGGCTAGTGCGACGTCAAACCCCTCCGCAAACGAGCAGTGCGCGTCTACTTTCAGGATGTACTTCGCGCCACGACTGATCGCGCTGGCCACCCCCTCATTGATGGCCTTACGCATGCCTTGGGGCTCGCTATGGTAGATAGTGTGCAGGTTGGGGTACCTGGCGACGATGGCGTCCCAGTTGTCGGGTTTGTAGCCTTCGAGTACAGCGACAAACTCCACTTCGCCGCCAGCATTGCGAAACGCGTCCTCTACCGTGTTCACCAAGTACGGTTCGTTTCGAGCGGGAGAAACTATCGCAACTTTAGCCATTAACTTTTCCGTCTCCTCACAAAGATTACACACTGTCTCATGGCGGCCTCCAACATCCGAGTACGATGAGTCTCGCAGGCTATCCTGAAATTGTACGCCTCACGGGTGGAATTAAACATAACGGGCAGCCAGTCCCCATTTTTGAGCTTGTCCACTGCGGCGTAGATAGCCGCGTACTTACCGTCATTTCGTCCTGACGCCTTAGGTGGTAATACAGTTGTAGGCTTACCTAATTTCATAAATTAGACAGTACTGTAGTCTAAAGAGTAATCCTAGTCAACTAGAAAGTTGGTTCAATGGTCACGCGCGGGCTGGCCATAGTGAAGGTGCAGGTGGGACGACGCAGACTGAAGGTCGCCGAGGGGTGACGAGCGTCAAAGAAGCATTGGATGAAGTCAGGGATTGCGGTGGAGGGCGAGACTGAACTGGAGGGTGATTGGGACGCGCTGGGTGAGACAGACTCACTGGGGCTTACTGACGGACTAACTGAAGCTGAGGGACTCACGCTGGGGCTAGCACTGGCGCTGGGTGAGAGCGAGGGTGATTCGCTGCCACTCGGGCTGGCAGATGCTGAGGCTGACCCAGACGGCGACACGCTGGGCGACTCGCTAATCGAGGGGCTCAGCGACTCGCTGGAACTCACACTGGGGCTGACTGAGGCAGACGGGCTTATTGAACTCGATGGACTAACGCTTGGACTTACACTGGCGCTGGGGCTCACGGATAGCGACGGACTGACGCTGGGAGACTCGCTCGCGCTGGGCGACAAGCTGGCACTTGGTGATACTGATGGAGAAACGCTGGCTGACGGGCTGACTGACGGTGAACCCAGGGGCGGGGTAGAGGGGGAAGCCGACGATGAGGGCGATTGACTGGGACTGGGGCTAATACTGGGTGACTCAGATGCGGACGGACTCTGACTGGCCGAGGAGCTCACCGACGGAGAGACCGAGACTGAAGGCGAGACACTGGCAGAGGGAGATACCGAAGGGGAGACGGATGCTGATGGGGACTGAGACGCAGAAGGTGACTGGCTCGGACTCTCCGACGATGATGGTGATTGCGAGGCGCTGGGAGAGACGCTGGGGGAGACGCTGGAACTCGGACTGGCTGAAGCTGATGGACTAATGGATGGCGACGCGCTTGACGAGGGCGAGATGGACGCGCTGGGGGAAGTGCTGGCCGAAGGTGATACGGACGGTGAGGCACTGCCGCTGGGAGAGGCGCTGGCGCTGGGACTGACGGATGGCGATTGCGAGGAACTCGGGCTCACCGAGGCACTTGGTGAAACTGAAGCTGAAGGGGAGACTGACGGTGAGACGGAACTGCTGGGGCTGACTGAGGCGCTGGGACTCAGGGACGGAGACGCGCTGCTACTCGGGGACACAGAGGCCGAAGGGGACACCGAAGTCGATGGGCTAACGGACGGCGAGGTCGACGATGAAGGGGAAACTGAGGCGCTCGGGCTAATGCTCGGCGAGGTGCTGCCACTGGGACTCACCGAGGCGCTGGGGCTCACTGAAGCAGAGGGTGACACCGAGGGCGATGCGCTCGCTGAAGGGCTGACGCTGGCACTTGGCGAGATGCTTGGACTGACACTCGCAGATGGCGAGACACTGGCGCTTGGACTCACACTGGGAGACGCCGACGCACTGGGGCTCAGGCTGGCTGAAGGGGAGACTGAGGCAGATGGTGAAACACTAGGCGATTCGCTCACGCTGGGAGACACAGACGCAGACGGACTCACACTCGGACTGACGCTCGACGACGGGCTGATAGAGGCTGACGGAGACACAGACGCCGAGGGACTGACTGACGGTGAGGCCGATGACGATGGTGAGGCCGACGCGCTTGGGCTGACGCTCGGGCTGGCTGACGACGATGGAGACACGGACGCCGACGGGGACACGCTGGCTGAGGGCGACACGCTTGGGGAGGCGCTGGCTGACGGGCTGACGGACCCACTTGGCGAGACTGACGGAGATGCGGATGACGATGGCGATTGGCTGGCGCTGGGAGAAACTGACGCACTGGGGCTTACTGACCCCGAAGGTGAGACGCTGGGACTAACTGACGGGCTGACGCTAGCAGACGGGCTCACTGACGCAGATGGACTAACCGAGGCGCTGGGCGACTGCGAGGCTGAGGGTGATTGCGAGGCTGAGGGCGACTGGCTGAACGACGGGGAGACCGAGGCTGAGCCTGCCACCGCAAACTCCGCTTCAATCATTATTGCGTCCAGACATTGGTCCGGGGCTGCGTCAGGCGCGCGGAACCTGAAGCGCAGGTCGCGGAAATCACCGTTCCCGCCATCGTTAGCCGCATTCCACGACGTGGCCGCACTCGGCGGATCGGCATAGTGCTTGCGGGCATAGCGGTAAGTAATCACACCAGCTGCAGCCCCGGTGTCAAAGATCGTGTCGATGGAGCCGTTATCGTTTAACTCCACCACCATCTGGCCCACTGTCGTAGCAATCTGGTGGTGAGCCAGGATAACTTCTACTCCGCGTGGGCCAGCAGCAGGCGTACCAATGCCGGACGCGGGGCCAAAGACGCCTTCGACATAGTCGGTAGCGTTAGGTGGGGCGACAGCACGAATACAGTCTGTTTCATCAACCGTGCCCGAGGGTAACGGCACCTCATCGACCAGCTGGAACGCTGTTGTGGTAGCATTATCAATATCCACGCCGGTATCGCCACGCTCAAAGTCGTTAGCTCCGGCAACATTGTGTGTACCGTCGGCAGCAGGTATGAAGTGGTAGACGTTGCCTGTGCCAAGAGGGTAATCGGCCGCGGTATTACTGAGCAGGATGTCGTCAATGAAGAAGTCAGCAGTTGAACTGCCCGTGCCGCAGCCAATTTGCAGTGCTGTTACACCCGCACTTAGTCCGGTTCCCGTAGCCTGACCGCAGACTGCCCCGTCAACCTGCGCATCACAGGTGTCATTACCGCCCGTGTTAATATTGAAGTCAAAGTCAATCCTGTACCACTGGCCTGTGGTTACGCTAATTCCTGATGCGCCGTTGCCGGTGCCGATAATAGCGGCATAGATTTTTGAATCAGACTGTTTGAAGCTTACCGCCGGGCCACCACCGGGCAAACGAATAATTGCCTGGTCGTTGCTGGGCAGAGTTGTAAACCACACGTAACAATGACCAATCCAGCGAGTGGCTGAAGTCAGGGCAACGGTCTGGATTCCACTAGCCGCGCCAGTAGGATTAAACCGAAACGCACGAGAACCACTACGGGTGGTGGTGGTGGAGATGCTGGCATTGGTTCCCGAACTTTGAAACCAGTGGGGAGCGCCTACAGCGTTGCCGCCAATCACGCCGCATTCCGCGCCACAACAGAAAACAGGGATTGCCATGTTTTACTTAGTCACGGTTGCCGTGTTTGAGTAGCCAATGTTACCCGCTGCGTCCCAAGCGCGCAGTTGCAGGACGTGGGTGCCGTGGGTTTTAGGGTTATAGCTGAAAGCAAATGGTTGAGTGGTAGACGAGGCAATCTGAGTTCCGTTATCCAGCAAGTCCACCTGAGATACGCCGACGTTATCAGCGACCAGCAACTGCAAAGGTTGTGAGGCGTACTTGCCATTCGGCATTTGAAAACCGTCATAGGGATATTGCAGCCATGCTTGCGGTGGCTGGGTATCGGGTAGCGGAGCAGGGTTCACAATGTGTACCCACCGATTCACACCTGAGTTGGCATCAAACTGATCATGCACCTCCAGCGTCCACGGATAATCACCATTGGCCCAGCGGGTCGTATCCCATAGCAGGGCAAAGTGACGCATGCCTACCTGACCGCCAGCGTACTGCCCACCCGCACTCAGCGTGTCGGGGTAGACGCAGAAGTCCGGGTCAAGGTAACAGGGACCGTAATAACCGTGCCAAATACGAGCATTGGCCCAGAGAGTGCGATCGGGACATTGGGACTCGACGTCGACAAGGATCAGCAGTGAACCACTAATGGTCGGAAACCCATCAGGGGTAACCGAATAAATCGTTGGCGCATAGAAACAGGTTTGCGCGTTAGCAGTCAGCGGTAAGGCAAGCAGGACAATTAACAACAGTTTCATACACGTACCTCCACGCTTTGTACCCGCGCGTCGGGTTAGTTGGCGAGCATAGTACAACGGGACGGGTAGGGTAAGGTGGGAAAGTTGATCGCCAAGGCTCCAATCTAGTTAAGCTCAGGTCATAGTTGAAGGTTTAAGGTTCCACGTGTCCCAGTTCAGTAGTACTCAACGTAGGACACGCCATACGCTTGGTCTTGCGGCGCTACCGGGCGCTCGTAGAAAGCCATCACCACTGCGTCACCGTCGTCAGGCGAGCGGCCCAGACGTTTGCGAATGTCGGGTTTGGACTCCACGGTCAGCTTACCCGCACTGGTCATGCGGCCCCGACGCGGTGCGGTCAGGTCGCCAGTGAGCAGGTCACAGGGCGGGAGCGCGATTTGCGAGTCAAAGGCCGGATCCAACAACTCACGCATGTGCCACCAGGCGGCGGCGCGTTTGTTACTGAACTCCAGCTCACGGCTGCGGTCGCGCGCGTCACTAGACTCGCTGGCGTTAAACGGCACAGCACGAGTGGCAAACCGCTCACGCAGCTGATCGTACGGCCCGCTGCCAATGCCAATGACGTCAACCACGGCATACGACCCATGCCACTTCTCCAGCAGGTTGCTGACGTAGCCCACTACCGGCGTCGTGTCGGCGATGGCGTAGCGGTCAAGTTGCGTGATCGTCTGCTCCTGTTGGCGCGCAATGCTCGTCTTGTCGCCGAAGTCACTGCGGGCGATGTCCACGCCCAGCGCGGTCACGGGCTTGGCGTCCCGGCCATCACGCCAGCGCCATCTCGGCCAGCGATTCTGCTTAGCGCCTTCAATCCAGTTCCAGTGCGCATCGAGCACCTCCACCTGTGCCTCCCAGCGGCGGTTGGCGGCTTCCACCCACGCCAGCGGTATCACGCAATCCTCACTTGACTCGCAAAACTCCCCCAGTACGCGGTTCTGATACACCGCTGACGTCTCACCCCACTGGCGGGCACGTTGTTGCACAAACTCCGGGCTGATGCGACCGGCGGCAATACACTCATCGACAGTTACGTGTCGGGTCCACCAGTCTTCGTAGCCGGGTTTGCGGGAGTGGATATCGTAGAAGCGCCCACTGGGGTCACCGGGGGTGGAGATGGCCAGTGCGTAGCAATCGCCAGTGGAGAGTGCGCCTTCTGCTGCATCCCAGCGACTTGGTGGGATAATTTTAGCCTCGTCGAAGATGTATAATAGATGGCTGGCGTGAGCTCCTTCAGTGCGTTCATCTTCAGCCGAGGCTATAGCAAAGGCGTGGCCGGTGGTCAGGGTGAGCTTGAGGGTTTGCAGTTCATACTTGGTCACTTTAGCGCGGCCAACGCGATCCCAGCGAATGCGACTCGCCCACTTGTGCACCTCGGGCCAGAAATACTCAGTCAACTGCTGCCAGGCGCTGGCTGTGGTGGGCACTTTCCAGTCGCTGCCGTCGTGGGTCAGGGCGAAGTGCAGGAGCGCGATGGAGGCGATGCAGGTTTTGCCGAGGCCGTGGGGGCCGCGCACTGCAACGCGACGGCGCTGGGGTAGTTCGCCAAGGATCTCCTCCTGGTACAGGGCCAGATGCTCATCGCCCCAGTCGATGCAATCGTGGGCGAAGGCAACCGGGTCGTGGCGGTAGGTCTTCTTGAACGTCTCGCCGGGCTGATCAAGGGCGCGCAACTGCTCCAGAAACCGCAGCTTGATCTCCGGCGGCCATGTTTCCCAGTTGGGCCCGATGGTTTGCTGGCGACGGCGGGTGCTCATCAACGGGCAGATTATCACGATAGTGGGCTCAGCCTGTGATAAAATGCTAGATTGAGACGTAGGGGAACACGTGCCTATAACCAAAAGCACCAACTGGCAAGTTGAGAGAGAGACCCGCTGGCGGCAGTCAGTAGCCGAAAGGCAGTGCAGGTTGAATCCTGCCGTCCCAATTCACCAACTTGGTTTCATAACACGTGATTGATGCCGACGACGGCGGATAATCATTGTTGACGAGCGTCCTGATAACGACCAGCAGACGCAACAACAGTGTTCATCGTCTTTTTGCTAAGTTTTACTATTAGAAAATTGCAAACGCGTAGAAGTGGTAGTGCCCGCCCTGTGCTTGGTACGCGCTCGAACTCCCGGCAACCGGGGTGCTATCGATGGTAGTCATCATCAGTGGCCATCGCAACCTGTAGTTAGACCACATGGGCCAACACTTAGACCAATTGGACCAAGGTTATCAAGCGATGGTAATGATAATGTTTGATTGTAACGAAGTACGACGATGGTCACCGACAACGATCACCCACTATCATCATCGCCTTTTTGTAAAAGGGCGAGCGCGGGAGGGAATTGCTGTGTTTGGAGCGCGGCCAGTCTATCCTTAATCTCACTATCGATCGCCTGCAAGTCAACAATCACCTTATCCCTGAACTCTGGGCGCTTTGCTTTGAGCCAGAACATCATAAGCAATGGATTGCTACCTTCAACCGCCTTCCGGTACACACTGGATTCAACTATGTCGTAGGTATCCTGCTTGCAGTCTTCTAAGGCTGCGGCAAAGGCCGGGTCTAGCTCCAACCACTTATAAACCTGACTCCTGGCAATCCTGGCCTCGTGAGCTGCATGGTACACACTGCCTTGTTGCCGGTACAGGGTGAGAAATAAGCGCTTGTTCTCGACTGTCCGATTGTCTCCACTGAGATCGAGCTCGTATAAGTCAAAGTCAATGGTCTGTAGTTCATGATCCAGCTGCGCGCTCATAGGTCACGATGGTAACACACTCGCGCAAGTAGTCGATAATCATACAGTGGTATAGCAGGTTGCTGCTAGTAAGAAATGCAGGTTCCTGCCATACGATTTATGTTGACTTGGTATGCACACGGGTGTACTCTGCGGTGTAGTTAGTTACTTGATATTCATCGATGAGGAGATAGGCTGATGATTAAGAAGTTTAGCGTTACATATGAAACCATAACTGATGAGAGTGCCGAGCAAGGCGAAGCTGAAAGCTCAGGTTTTGAGGCTGAGAACGTGAGTCTACGTGATGCACTGTCAATCATTGGTGGCTGCGAGGGTGGAGTCGAAGCCAGTGAGTGCCCGGTACTTAATCCTCGTTGGTTTACGTTCTATAAGCAGAACGAGGACTACGGTACTGGCGAAGTAACCAACATGAGCCTACACATACCGGAAACTGTCACGCGTTCTAGCCGCTTGCGTATTGCTCGTTTAATAGGCTGCTACGGGTTGCGATAATGACCACCACTACCATCAAAGCCTATCGCCACGAGTGCAAGCGATGTGCGCATACGTGGGCTTCGTTGAACGCACAACCACTCAGATGTGCTGGCTGCAAGTCACCTTACTGGCAGACCTACCGCAAGTCCGACCTGTGTGCCAAGTGTGCGGGGTTGTTGACTGAGGTAGATCGGCAGACTGGCCAGTGTACGCAATGCGGGACGACAATTGGAGGAAACAAATGAGCAACTTAGATGTCAACAGGCTAGTGCTACTCCATAACGCCAATCATCACAATGTTGGCTTAGGTATTGGCGCGAAACGAGCAAAGCAACTCTGGCAACCGCTAGTCCGACTTGGTTTGATTGACAAAGGCTCAATCCAGTACTGCGGAGTAGTCAGTATCACGCGCAAGGGTCGTCAGCTATTACAGCAACCGCATAGCCAGATAGCGGCAATACTGAAAGTGGATGAGTCTAAAGTTGTTGAAGTCTTGGACTTAAAGTTTGGCGAGTAGCTACCACCAATGTTCGCAACCAATTTTGATTAAGAGGAGTTGATTGAGATGTCAAACCTATACGTTCAAGAGACTTTCGTTAATAAGACTGAGGGTTATCAGTTTGGCGAGTCGGACGTTTACGAGTCCGGTTACGACGACAAGGGCAAACTGTATCGCGCCCTGCGTCGTAAGTACGGTCGATGCGTGTCACGCGTCTACGTTGACAGCAGTCAAGGTGCTAAGTCTATTGGCTGGGTGTTCGTGAAGCGTGATAAATACGACGACACAGGCGACAGTTATCTCCGTGAAGTCTGGGTCACGTTGCACGATGCGCCGCCAACTAAGACCATCGAATACCACTACGCCAGCTAACCCAACCATTCAGACTTGAGAGGAGTTGAGGACCATGCAACGAGTTATATTTCGCAAGTGGAAAGATACCGGCGACGTAATTGCTTTCTTTCCCTACCAACCAGAGAACAATGGATTGATAATGGCTTATGAGCACGTTGGGCAACATGGGAGCGCGGTCTATCCACACTCGGGTACCGTGCCCGCTACCGTCGATGAGTACAGGCCGTTGTTATCAGAGCTGGTAGCAATCGGCTATGACGATCTGCGTGTAGTCAAGCGCGTGGTTCGCTAACCCAACCATCAACCCGCACTCCGCACGCGAGTACAAACTTGAGGAGATACGACTATGACGAGAGACGCTAAAAACGCAGTCCGTCAAGAAGCGATTGACAGGCTAAGAGAATGGATTAAACCCGGCGACACAGTTCACACTCAGCTTAAGAGTGTTAGTCGATCAGGTATGTCACGCGTGATTCAGGTTATTAAGATCCAGTGTAATCCAGATCGTAAGGAACCAGACGTGCTCTATCTTGGCTACAACGTCGCGCAAGCCTGCGATATGCGTTACGACAGGGAACGCGAAGGGGTCAAGATTGGTGGTTGTGGTATGGATATGGGGTTTGCGATTGTTTACGACCTGAGCCGAGTGCTATTCCGCGACGGGTTTGATTGCATTGGTGAAGGTTGTCCGGCTAATGACCACAGTAACGGCGATAGGGACTACACGCCGCATCGACACTCAGACCCAGGCTACGCGCTTAAGCAACGCTGGTTGTAACCACTTGCCCGTGTAGCTGGCGCACGTTAAATAGCCAGCAATTAACTTCTAATCTTCTAACTTTGAAAGGATCAGACTATGAGCGAGAAACTTCTATCGACACAGAACACAAGCAAGGTTGAAAAACTTGTCCGTAAAGCCGCGGCCGCCAAGTTTGGATGTGGCAAGGCTAAACCGCATTATGAGCATGGTCACTGGTGGGTCGTGTTGGATGACGCGGAGGGCGATGAGGTCTTTTATGACGTAGTTGACAGCTACCCATCGGTTGCAAATACTGGCCTCAGCTTTGAGCGACTGTGAGCTATTCAAGTCGTCGTAGCGGGCGACGTTAAGACCCGCTTTATTTGCGACCAGTTGAGGCTGACGACTGGCCGAGGCCGGAGCTTTAGAGGTAGGTAAAACTCGCCCGTAAACGCCCTCAGAATCGTTTTACCTGTGTCCGAGGTCAGTCGAGGGCTGGAAACGTCTCCTAGCGCCCGCAATCGCCAGCAATGACTATCAGACGTCGCTGTGATGGCCCGCTTTTGCCCGTAATCGTTAATAGAGGCGCTAGAACGTGCCAAGAGGTAAAATCGGCTTGCCTCGTCAGATGGCGAGCTTAGAAGTCAAATAAACGCAAAGTTGGAGGTTTGTGATGCTCGAACTAATCACCCTGCTCATGTTTGTGTACCAGGTGGCAATCAGACTGCGGAGGAATCCACGTTATGCGAATCTTTGACTTATTCTGCGGAGCTGGCGGAGCGGCAATGGGCTTGCGCCAGGCATGGCCTGAGGCTGAGATAATCGGCATGGATATCAAACCGCAGCCCGCTTACCCTTTCCAGTTCTACCAAGTTGACGTGCTCAGTACGCGGTTTTGGTTTCAGGCTGATTTCATTTGGGCCAGTCCACCCTGCCAGCGATATACGTCGATGCTTAACCACGGGCTAACCGACCGTGCTAATCATCCCGACTACGTGGCTGAAGTCAGACGCCAGCTAATTGCCAGCGGCAAGCCCTACGTCATCGAAAACGTACCCGGCGCACCGTTGACTAACTCGGTCACGCTATGCGGCGAGATGTTTGGGCTACGGGTTACTCGTCACCGGCTATTCGAGGCGTCATTCCCATTGGTTCAGCCTGAACACCTCAAGCATCGTGGTACGCACATCCGCAAGCAGAACGACGGCGGCTACTACTACCGCGTCTACGGTCACGAAACAGGCAAGGCCTCATGGGGCGCAGCAATGGGCATCGACTGGATGCGTTCGCCGGAGCTAGCTCAAGCAGTCCCGCCAGCCTATGCCAGATGGGTTGCCGAACAGTACAAAAGGAGGCCGCCCAATGCCTGAACCAACCAATCAGACTGTCGTACTGCTACTCGCCCTCGCCCTGACCACCATCCCAATCATCGGCTTGGCCGCTTGTGCCTTGGTAGTGCTGGTGATTGCGCTCGGTTAGGCATACGACCTGCTACGCGCGCGCGATAGTGCGGGGTAAAAGATGGTCTATAAATACTCCTTAAACTAACTAATTAATAGGGTTAAGTCTTTGCAAAGTGGATTGCAAAAGTTTGCAAAGGAGAGACGAATTGCAAAGTCGGTCAGAATGACGTTGCAAGCCAAGGTGCCATTTGCAGTCGATTTGCAAAGGTTTGCAAAGGGGTTAAGTGCTTATTATTCAACAGTTATGTCTGGATCTGCGGGTATTTCAGGGAGGGACACGGTCGTTCTTTCGTAGATTCCGTTGCCAATTACCTCAAGTAAATTATTTTCTATGCAGGTTTTGATAGCTGCGTCACAGGTACGAGTGCTGACACTTGAGGACTTGCCCCAGGAGACGATCTCATCGCGGGTGATTGGTCGTCCGGCTTGTAGAGCCGCGATACGCATGCAGAAGGAGTCCTTCTTGGTTCGCTGGACGTAAGGTTGAAGGATGCCTCTGTCACCGAAGATAAACTCGTGCTGCTCAGATGGCGCGTTACGCGGCATGATACGACAGGTAACAATGCGCGTGTCTTCGTTGTGGTCAAGCACAATGATTGTGTCAGAGTAAGCCGACCAGGCCACTGAGCCAAGCAGTACTTCCCGAGAGTTCTGCCAGCTTTCCTCGCGCTTGAGCTTGGCAGCGTGGGCCACGCCGAGCAACGTCAGATGCTTGGCACTGCAAATGATCGCGCTTTCAGTCAGAAGGTTAGCAACCGGCGAGTAAGAGTTGCCTTTGTCACCGGCGAGAGTTTGGTAGCCCTCGACAAAGAACGCCTGCGACTCAGGGAATGCAGCTTGCCCGACGTCAAACATTGCCTTGGGTGTTATCAGCTTGGGAAACTTCTCGCGTGTAATAATGTTGGGGATCTGGTCGTTGAGGCCAATGCGGGCAAGGGTGCGCTGAACCGAGCTGCGTGAGCGATCCAGGCTGAGATAGGCATATGGCACCGGAAATGACTTGTGTCCGAATACGTCGTGCCCCTGCTGCCACTCTGCCAGCACCTGAAATAATAGCGTCGTCTTCCCACTGCCGGATGAGCCACCCAGCAGATGAACCTCATTTGCGGGCAGGATTCCTTCAATGAGAAACTCTGGAGAGCTTGCCAAGAGTAAGCCTTAGTTTACTTGTGACCGTTGCCGTTAGACTTGTGCGCTCGTCGGGTAGACTGCCGTTTAGCCACCTCACGAGCCACCTTGCGGGCGTTGATGGCCTCGATAGGGATTAAGAGCGCCGGGCCAACTTTCTGCGAGGGTAGCTTACCGTTTTTTGTAAGCTGGCGTATCCGTTGCTCGCTCACCCCTAGGTCGTCCGCTGCTTCTTTTACCAGTCGGTAGCCAAGAATTGCTGACATATGGTTAGTTTTACCACGTATTATCGCAGAAGTGCAAGACCTAAAATTTATTTCACCGGAACCTATTGACAAGCCCTTGCGGACGCGCTAGTATCCCCGCTCAGGAGAGGTGAGATGATGACTGACGACAATAGTGATGACCGACTACAGAAGCTGAACGACGTGCGTGACGTGCTGGATTGGCTGGAAGCGCACCCACAGGTTCCCTTGCCGTACGACATTGGTTACGGTGGCTTTCTAATTGCCAGCGTCAATCTCAAAGGCGAACTACAGCAACTGGCCCGAGAGTTTGGTGAGTGCGAGAAGGAGTTTAGCCAAGATAGCTTCTACTTGCGCAAGCGCTTTGGCACCTCGTCGCTCTACGCCTTCACGGCCCGGCAAGAGGTCTGTGAACGGGTGGTGGTAGGTGTCGAGCAAGTTCCCGAGGAAATCAGACCAGCCTACCAGCGTGAGATAGTTGAGTGGCGTTGTAATGAGCCCTTGCTGAGCGTGAATGGAGGTAGTAGTGAGCGTTCAGACTGAGCAGATAAATGGCTTTAACGCCGAGTGGGATCGCGCTCCCCGGTCAATGCGCAACTACGTCGACCAACAAGTAGCCGAGTACTGGTTCCTGCGCGGTTGTCAGGCCGGGCGTACCGAAGGGCTAAGGCTGCAGGTTGACGACGCGCGGGAAATGTGCAGGCTGGTGGAGGGGAGACTAAGGTAATGACACAAGCATGGGGCTGCGGATTTGAATGTGGCATCGTAGAAGACCGAGCAAGAGAAACCAGGCCCGCAACTGCGTACGTTCGCGTAGGCGGCCACTCGATTGACGGTATTTACGACTATGATTACCTCGAAACCACTCGTCAGGCGGCGAGTTACGCGACAGTATCAGGGCGCGGTAGAAAGTATCGTACTCAATGCTGGCGAGACTGCTTGGGGCTGGCGGTGGGACGGGCGCTCACCCACTGAGGTCTGGGAGCAACTACGCTAATGGTACTCGAATCACTCAACCAAGCCCACGCCGCCCTCGACCGCTTGCTGGGCCTCCATGCCGACGACCTGCCCCGGCCACACCGATGGGCCTACGGGGCGATTGCCACGAGGGGGCGCAGACACTACCGGCGACCACTGTGGCGTCGACTGTGGCGGTGGCTGCAGGCGAGAATGTGGTGGTAATAGCAATCTAGCACAGAGAGATAGGAGAACAAAAGTGGGTTACTCAACTAACTTCAAGGGCGAATTGAGGTTCACGTCCGAGCTTACCGCGTCACAGCTTTCGAAGCTGAATTCAATGCTGGGCGAAGACTGCCGCGAGCATCCTGAATGGGACACCAAAGGAGAGCGCCTTTACTACATCGATCTAACGAAAGACTTCTCAGGTATTGAGTGGAATGGCGCAGAAAAGACCTACGACTTAGACAAGTTAACCAATGTCGTTATTCGTGAGATGCGTAAGAAGTATCCCGATTTTGGTTTGAGTGGCGCGCTCGCCGCCCAAGGTGAAGACGTTGAAGATCGATGGGCGCTAGTAATTGGCAAAGACGGGTTCGCGCAAAAGCAAATGGTTCCGATTGTGGGCCAGAAAATTCGATGCCCGCACTGTGACGAGGATTTCATTCTCGAAGGAAACGCGGAGTGAAGTTCTTCATAAAAGAATTACTGGGAGGTGTAAGATGAGCCCACACAACGACGACCGCCAGTACGAGCGTGAGTATGATTGCGCGCCTACTGTCCACGTGGGCCAGTATTCCCACCTTGCAGACCCTTGGTACTCAAGTGATGAGTATCGCCAACTAGTAGACCAGGCGCAGCGGGACTTGCGAGACATACGAGCACAGGCAGTCAAAGAACTTGAAGCTGAAACGATGGCGGGTGTGAGATGAAAGTTGTTATCAACAAATGTTTTGGTGGCTTTGGATTGTCGCTTAAGGCGCAGCAGGCTTATGCGAATCGTAAGGGCTTTACGCTTTGGTTTTATAGGCAGACAAAGTATCCGTTCAGAGACGACGGCGTCACTGAATACACGCGGATCGGCGCGAACGACGAGGGATTGTTTGCCCACCCGCACCGAACAGACCACGGCGATGTATTTGACGGCGAGTGCAGTAACAAGGAGTGCTACTACTACCCTGAAATCCCCCGCGACGATCCCGATCTAATTGCCGTCGTTACCGAGATGGGCGAGGCCGCAAACGGCGAGTGCGCCAAGCTGGCAATCGTTGAAATCCCTGACGGTGTTGAATTTCAAATCGAGGAATACGACGGCAACGAACACATTGCGGAAGCGCACAGAACTTGGAGTTAAGTTTATGACCACTCAATACGCAGAAGAAGTAGAAACAGCAAAACTAACTGAGCATACGCCAACGCCATGGCGCGTGATTGAAGAGAGCGACTACGCCGCGCCCATGGCTAAGTGTGAGTTCGCTATTGAAGCGGCGGACGAAATGACCATAGCTGTTCTCGTGGCTGACCAGGTTCCCGCGCACGAAGCAAACGCTGCTTTTATCGTCAAAGCCTGTAACGCCCACGACAAACTTGAAGCGCGGATAAAAGAACTAGAAGTTGAAAATCAGGAACTCCGCAAGCATGTAGTAGACCTTGAACACGATCTAGAAGCTTCAATTCGATACTGTTCAGAACATCATTCTGCGGGAGGGGAAGTATAAAGATGCGTTGTGAAAATTGTCGGTTCTGGAGTGAGCGACTAGCCCAATCGATCGGAGGTCTGGCGGAAACGTGCATCAAGAGTATTCCCGCGTTGATGTCCCGCATGTCGAATCGGTGCATTCGGATCAGTCAAGCGGTCAACACGATCATCAAAGCTGAGAAGCTGCACGAAGAATACAAACGCATTAAGGAGATGCCGGGTAAGCCTGGATAGAATCGCAGATGAAAAAGCAAGTAAGCAAACGTAAACGCTGTGCCCGCTGGTATAAAAAGGAGAAACGCGATGGAAAATCAACAAGATGAACTTACTGCGATTTCAAAGTTAATCGAGGCGCATTCTGACAAACTTCGTTATCACCAAGGCTTCGGTTCGTTAGCTGAGCGCGTCAACGCCCTGCTTCGGCACTACGAAGACAAAGCGACTAGCGCGATCTCGAACACTAAGCAGTTTCGCGATGACATGCTGACGTACTTTCGCGCCCTGATTATCGTGCTGGACATGACTGGTAATGCGTCAACCCACGCAGAGAAGGCTGCACGACTTCGCGGCGCGATTGAACTCTTAGAGCGGATGGTTGAGCAGCTTCGACGGCGCGATCTTGAAATCATGTTCAGTCACTTTCAATGGCGCGATGCGTTCGCTTCGGATTGGCCCACACGCCGAATGCAGGAGCGCATTAACGACTTGGAGTCAGAACTGGCCGCGCTAAAGAACCCGCCGCCAGCGATTGCGCCCGACGCAGACGGACCAGCTTTCTAAGCAGAGAACTATGAAAAAAAAACCAAAGCGCCGCCGCTGTGCCCGCTGGTATCACGGTATCTGCTACGGCTCGGGCTGGACCAACAAGTTCATCTGTGGGTTGTGCATGATGAGGTTGAATCGGAATGGGAGTTGTGGGTAGGAGATGGAACATGACTGAATGGACTTACTGGCGTCGTTTCTATCGAAAGTTTAACTGGGACGCGGCATATGAGAATCGTTGCAACAGCATGAAGCGGTGGCTCGAAATGAAACCGCCCTTCCCACCAAAGGTCATGGTTGCAATGGAAGCCCGCATGATTCTGGACGCGCACTATCGCGGGCGTTGGAAATGCGTTTGGGGCGTATTCACTGACGCCTTCTGGTGCCATTACCACGAGCGATACGCACCATTTTGGGAATGGTTTAGAACGAGGGTGCTGCGTCGTCCGCGCAATCCCGACTTGGTTCTAATCGACAGGATGGACGAAGAAGAAGCAGCACTTGATGAAGTGATGGGGCAGTTATAGCTAGAGATTGTAATGAAGTTAACGCGTAATGGGGCGTGTGGGTAGGGAATGATGGGATGGTGTCATAACAGGGCAAGCGTCGCTCCCTATTATGACTACTCTAAACGCGACGCTTCTTTTTGGAGGTAGAACCCAAATGAATGAAATAGTAAATGTAAACGAACAGGTTAAGTCGCTGGTCAACAAGGCAGAGCAAGCCGAGAAGGCTGATGATGCTTTGAAGTTTTCACAAGCGGCTTGTAACGCTGCCAACGCTGCCTGTGCTGCCAACTCCAGCCAGACAATCCGACCGAAGGAGTAGTACCAAGGGTTATATAGGTTGGCGCGAGCGGGCCAACAGCGTGGTATTCCGCTGCTCCGTGGAAGCCGGGGACGCCCGCGCAATTCGTACTAGAGGGAGAAACGATGCGAGCAACGCCGTTGACGAAAGACCAGATTCAGAAAGCTAAAGACGGGGACTTGTACATCGTTCAGGTGATGGTTTCGGGCCAGTACCGCCAGTCTAAAGACGGTGGTATCGCTATCACCGGAGCTTTCAGCGAAGAGAAGGCCCGCGAACTACGCGACTTCATTCGTAAGTGGTACTTAGATGTTGAATAACGTGAGCACGGGAGACACGGTAATGGCTGAGTGGAAAGTTAGAGACTTGAAAAACGACCCGACTGAGCTGCTAGCACAGCGAGTCGCGGAGCGAGTCTACGTCTTGCTCGGGTGCGCGAGCGTGCCCTATCTGCAACGGGTTATTGCCGATGCGCTACGTGACCCTCGCGTGAGTGATGCCCGCGTCACTGAGGGAGATACCAATGACTGAACGCTGTCAAGTCTGCAAAGCAACATCCAAGCAGGGAATTCAATTCATTGAACTCTGTCCAACCCACGCTCGTGCTGCTGAATACCGAGCGGCGTTAGAAGAAACAACAGCTAAGGCGGAGTGGTTAGCAGAGTGCTTACTAGCGGCCCGTGACCTTCTCGCTGCTTGTCAGAAACGAATGGGCTGGCTACCAGAGCAAGGCGGCTATTCAACCAGAATGGACGAACTTGAAATGACGGTGGGTAAAGGAATCGCGGACATCGAAAAAGTTCTCACTTCGTGTCACGTAGCTATTGCAGAAGAAGCGCTAGCAAAGGAAGGGTGAGTGATGGCCTACTCGCGCTTGAGACTGATTCAGGAACTTGGTAAGGAATGGCAGCGATTGCGCGAGAAGTACCCCGACGAGAGCAATCCTGATGGCTATCGAAAGCTAGCAGTGATGCTGGCTATTACCGCACTCGCGGAAGAAGAGTATCGCGTCAAAGACTGGCACGAGTTATTGCCGAAGTAGAGGTAACTAGTGGCTAAAAAGAAATTCACTTGGATATGTCTTAGATGCTTGACGCGAAACACGATTGCGCGTTGGCGCTGTGGCAACTGTAAGGCTGAACGTGGGTGGCATTGGTAAGAGGTAACTATGGCTGAGACAGTGAATGAGACGCACACGGAGCAATGTTGGGCCATGCCGGAATGTCTTGTCTGTGGCTTGCCAAAGAAGCCGTGGGGCCGTTCTGCGCCTTTAGAGATGGCTAACGGGTTATGTGATAGCGATTGTGAGGGTTACGGACAGTTGCCGCGACCGGGGCATTTCTGGCCGGACGAAAAGGAGTCTAGCTAATGGCTAATACAAAATGTCCGCGCTGCGGAGAAGTTTACGACAGCGATAATCCCAACCTTGTTATTCGCCACGAGCAAGGCTTCTGCTTGACTATTCGAGGAAAGCCGCGAAAGAACGCAAAGCCAAAATTAAGCATTAAGGATCAATGGATTGCCGACAGAAAGAAAGGCGCTAATGGCTGAGACACCAACTAACCAGGAGAAACAAAATGGCGACCGATAAAATAGTACGGATTCTTGAGAACGAGGTCGATACGCTGAAAAGGGCGTTAGAACATTACACGTCCTGTCGTCACGGTGAGCAGCATTGCCGCTGCACAGTGGAAGCGCGAGCGGCGCTTTATCCTTATCTGGCAGGGTCGAAAGCGGCAAAGGCACACCAATGAATCAAGCAGCGACAATCGAGGAAGCGTTGAAAGAGTTAAGGGAAATGTTTCCCGACGCCAAGGCTGTAACCATTTCTGGCGACTATATAAACCACTGGAATGGCGACACGTCTATGTCTACTAGAATTCTTGTAACGGAAAACTGGCGATCTGGACACGGACGATTCTTTACGACTAATCCAACGCTTGAAGAAGCAATGGCCGAGGTCAGGGCTTGGAAGGCATCGCAATGACTGTTAGCAACTTTACAAATCGCCAGCCTTTTACTGTTACCGAAGCAGATGCGTCAGCTCGCTGGGGATTCCAGTCAGCTGATAAATCTTTTCGCTGTGCGTGGTGTGGACATGGGTTCAAGGCTGGAGATACCGCTCGCTGGGTTTACACAAACACCGAATCTGAGCACCGAGCTATTCGTGGAAATCCATTCATTTGTGGTGAATGCGACGGACCAGACGCGATTGAACGACTGTTGGCAATGGCTGCAAGAGTGGCCCAAGTACGGCAAGAATGTTGGTGGTTCTTCCGTTATGAGGAGTCGCAATGATTAGTCCTGCCACATCCCGACACTTTACCCCAACGTGCAAATATTGTGAGTGCATCCTGTGGGAGTGTTGTCCGGCAACAAAGCCGTGTCCTTTCTACGGTATTGAGTTCTGTATCAGTTGTTTCTTTGAGCACGAATACCCTGGTGAGGCATCGCAATGACACACAGGCTCGGGAAATGGAGGAGGCGTTGAAATGTTGATAGGTCTTCTAGTACTCGCTCTGATCATATTTGGCTGTTACAAGGGAATGAGACCTGACTGAGAAAGCAAACGCAATGGTGAAAGAATCCGAGGAGTTTGATTACGTTACTCGCGTTGATGCCAACATTGCGATCCTGCGCGAGATAGCGAAGTTGGAGTTTAAGAAACGGTTGCCACGCATCATGGAAGGCGTTGCGCGCGAGTTGATGAAAGCCGGAGTTGATTTCAGTAAGGCGAAGTTTTCTACAACGCCATTAACCGATGAAGATTGGGATGCCATTTACGAGGATTTCAGATGACGTATACAAAAGAATCAATTGAGCAACTGCTCGCAAAGGTTCCCGAAGACCCGTGGTTTGTTGATGCTGACGTCGCTGAAGAATGTGGCCCACATCGACACTCGGGGCTAGCACTTGTGGACACTGGCCGCGAAAGCGATTGGCCCATTGCGCGGTTATGCGAATGGCATACTGCGAAGTTCATCGCCGCTGCTCCGTCAATAGTGAGAGAGTTACTTGCTGAGAATGAAACGCTTCGCTGGGATAAACATGCGGGCCAAGACTTGATCAACGCGGCGCGAATCGGACGCGAGCTAATCACGGAGAACGAATCCCTGCGCTCGCAACTAGCCGAGTCCCAACAGCAGGTTAGTGATAACCATAAAGAAATCGACCGACTGCGTATTGTTATTCGCGATAGAAAAGCGGAACGAGAAAGGTTACAAGCCGCTGAACGTCAACTGTGGGAAGCGTCACAGGAAATCAACTGTGCTGGTCCAATCGCGCATCGCGTTCGCATCTTGAAGAAGGAGCACGCTGAGCAACTAGCCGAGTGCGAGCGACGGGTAGTAGATCTGCAAAGTGAGAACACCGAGTTACGCACTCAACTAGAACGAGCGCTTGACCCAACTCAGATGTGTATGGACCAACCCACCCAGAAGGAAGGTGAGTGAGTGATGGCGATTCGACTTAATAAATCTCTTTTCAAACTTGAGGGCGAATGCGATGAATGCGGAGCGCCGTTGTGCTGCATAACCATTGAGAACGGGACTCCTGTTTGCTCAAACGCAGAATGTGAGACGGAAGCGACCTTTGATCCGTCCCGTTTCGCTGAGTCACTAAAGGAAGATAAGCAATGATACCCATTCCAACTGATACTGAGCGCGATGAAGCGTGGCGAATAGTAGCGGAGACGCACGAGTGGTTAGGCAATACGGATAGCGATTCATCATTTTACCTTTCCGCGAAGGAGAAAGACGACTTAATAAACCGCATCGCCAACTTCGCTGCTACTACATGCCAATAGGCTAGAGAGGCTGCGTGGAAGGAAGCGATTGAGGCTGCGCATCCAACACTGGACATAGGCTCAACTGGCTCGACGGATTATGTAGTGGGCTGGGCCAATGGGGCATTGTCAGGCGCGGCTCAAGTGGTCAAGGCACTTGAAGCTGCTCGTACACGGACAACAAAGGAGTAGAAGCGATGCCGAAACCAAACAGGCTAAACACTCGACCTTGCCTAACTGCGGGATGCGGGCACGGAGCTTCCCAACATCGGTGGCGACAGGAGAATTGGCAGAATGTTAAGGGCCGCTGTACGCGCTGCGACTGCCCACAGTACCAAGACCCACTCATTAGAATACCTGAGCAAGTAATCGGAGTAACGAATGAATAGCTTAATCAACATTCTCTTAATAATCTTCTTATCTGCGTTAGGTGCGTTGATACTCGCATTGTTTGCCACATTGATTTGGATAATGTTTATGTCGTTTCGGGAGTACTTAAGATCGAATCAGGAGTAGAAATCACCGAACCAGATAACCGGAGAACCCTATGGACGACCTACAAACCTACTCCCGCTGGCGCGAAATGGGCCAGCACGAAGAACGCGAACGTGCGCTGAAAATAATTGATGAGGTAGCTGCTGAATACAATCCTGTACCTGCACCAATCAAGGAGATTCGGGCACGGATTAATGATGAAAAGTCAGATAAGCGGAGAAACGAGCATGTCGGATAACATCACAATAATTGACGACGATCTACGAGCACTGTTGTTTTGGGCCTCAGTGGGTGTCCATCTTTCAAAGGGTGGATACTGTGAAGAAGAAATCGAGCATATCTTAGAAAGCTATGCTGAGTATTTAAGCTTCACTCTTCCCTATCCAGCAAAGTTTGCCGTTGAACGACTCCCGTCTTTTCGTGGCCCCGATTATGTTCCACCAGTGCGCCACTCTTTAATCAAAATGAGCAACAATATAAGATTTGATAAAGAAGACCTTGCACTTCAAGACCTGCCTGTTGAGAACTGCACAGAATGCGATATAGAACCGGCGACTTGTTACATCGAAATTGATTTGCGCGGCGCAGGGTTTACTACTGCACTAGGCGACGGGCGTTATTGCAGAGATTGTGGAGAAGAAACGCTCCGCCGTATTCAAAAAACAATGCCGGGGAGAAACGAACTATGACCACAGGTAACAACCCGGTAGTGGAGACGCCAATGATCACTCAGCCGTTTCAAACAGGAGACGTGGTTATTTGCTATCTCGATTATCTAACTGTCCATTCAGGAGACAAGGTACGCGTACTTGAATGCGTAGAGTCTAATGATTGCGAGAGTGGGTGGTTAGTAAAGGCAACTGAATATAAACGAGGCCGCATTGCTAAACGCCCGCCCGTAGCAATTGAGGACGTGGATTCGGGATGGTTCAGAAAGGTAACACCATGACAGATAACAAGCCTGCATCCGAACTCCCTGAAGCACCCGAACACCTGTACGCCGTAGTTGGCGAATGGGGTGTCACACCGTTCGTCTCTAAAGAAACGGCCACGAGTTATCCCGGCCCGCGCATGTTTGAATGTTCGCCGCGCACGGTTGTCGAATACGCGCCAGTAGCCCGCTCCTCAGTAGTAGGTGATCGCAAAGATGCGAAACGGCTGGAAACAATCCGCGCAGACTTAGCCCGTAACTGTCGGCCTTGGTACAACACCGACATCGCGTTTCTGTTGTCGCTAATTCCCACCGCCCAGCCAGCCGTCTCTACGGATAAATGTTTGAAGTGTGGACACAGAAACCGGCCCACGATTGACGGTACCTGCCAAGTGTGGATTTATTATGGCAACCCCTAACGACCACGACAAGCAGTGTCTCTGTAAGTGCGAGTTCCCCTCACCCCGCTGTGACCACAGACAGGCTGCGGAAGAGATCACCGCTGAGATAGAACGTGTTGGCGGTTTCAAATACGTCGTTCGTGACCATACTCAAGACTGGCAAGAAATTATCGCCAGGCACTGTGTAGGTGCAGCAATGAAGTGGCAACCGATTGATGAGTAATCAGTACGAGAGAAAAGTAAGAGCGATACAGGACGAACTTGATCGCGCACAGCAAAAGCAAGAGCGGTTACGGGCGGAGTTGCGACTTTTGAAGGAAGAGCGGGCGCGTATTGAGCGAAAGGCAAAACGCGATGAGATTAAAAAACAACACGCAACCGCCAGAAAAGAAAGAGCCGCACGGCGATCCGCAGAGCGACGCGCTAATGGTTTATGTCAGTCATGCGGAAAACAGGCTGCACCATCAACTAATAAAAACTCCAAGACTACATACTTACGCTACTGCGAGAAACACCAGACAATGCGGCGCGAAAGTGAACGTAAACGTAAGGGCGTACTAAAGCCGCGGATCACCGCCTTGGAGAGCGCAGGAGGGAAAGTAAATGGTTATGGTTCAAACCGGAAATATGCTTGACGTAGTAGTCGTAGTAGTCGCTGACGGGCGTTTAGGGTTACTGCCACGACGCTTTGCTAACCCAAATCAAATGGGGTTCACTAGTGGGGACGTCATCTGGCTTCCCGATCCTGAAGCGTTGGCGATGGTGTTGCTAACCGAATTGAAACGTATAGCAGGAGGGAAAGAGAATGCCGAGTGAGCGATATCAAAAAGAGATTGAAGACTTGACGGCGTATTTCGCTGTACGGCTACCTGCGTGTGGTCCAATCGTGCTCACCCCAGAAGAACGCAAGGACGGAGTAGATAGTCTGCCAAAAACAAGTCTCGCTGCCGCGCTGGTACGTTCAGCGTGTACCGAATGGCTTCTGACTCGCAATTATGACCTTAGCTACAACCAGGTATGTTGCGCATTCTTCGCCGCGTTAGAATCGCCGCCCGCTACTCTACCCTCTACAGGTGCCCCAAGAGACGATCTCGTTGCCGAAGTTCAGCGTCGAATGGATGCGGTTGTTGACGCGGCGGTTGATTGGGCCACGAGTGAAGACGAAGAGTTTGACAGATGCGAGATATTGAGCGAATGAGTTGACGCTCTCCTACAATTGCGATCCAAATCTGACGCCGCTACTACTTCATCAGTAAGCGTACCTGATAGAGTGACAGGTAGTGAAGATTTAGCTTGACAGGCCGTGGTAGCTATGATTATGATGAGCGCCCATGAAGAAACTCAGATGCAGACGTTGCGGTTACAAGTGGATTAGTAAGGTAGCCCAACCAAAGGAGTGTCCCGAATGCAAGTCGAGGAGATGGAGTCAAGCGAAGTCGAGCTAGGTGAACCCGAGCCCGATTGGGGCTGGAGTATCACCCCTGATGGTATTGTATTCTTAACCTAGCTATCAGTAGTAACAATCCTAAGAGAAGTGGGCCGCCGGTGCCGCCTGCAAGTGAGAGGATTTCATTTCATGTCGGTAATCGCAAATAAGTCGCGTCCCTATTCCTACTCGTCAATCCAGACCTACGCAGCTTGTCCGACTCGCTACTTCTTCAAGTACGTAGCTTGTCTGTCTCCCTTACAAGAGTCAGAGCATGATCTAAGGTACGGGAAGGCGTGGGACTGCGCGCTAAACACCCACTATCAAGGTGGTTCAGTTACCGAGGCACAACAAGCCTTTGTTGCTAGTTACCCAGCCAGCGAGTACCCCGCCCAGCTACCCTTCTGGTCACCTGGTAAGTCGCTCGCTAATGGTTTGCAAGCTATCCCAGCCTACGTTGAGAAGTGGCGTGAGGACGATAGTCAGTGGGAAGTGCTGGCGGTGCAGGACAGGGATACTAACGAGGATGGGGATCGGGTTGTGGTACTTGATTTGGTAGTGAGAGACAGGCGGGATGGGCTTGTGTACGGAGTAGACAACAAATCAACTGGGAAGTACTTGGATGCTAAGTATGCCTCACAGTTTGACCCCCACTCACAGGTGCGTAGTTACGTGGCTAGGTTGCAAGAACTGCACGGAGAAGTAGCCGGCTTCTACATCAACGCCGCAAGTTTCCGCCACCGTAGCAAGGCTTACACGCCTCGTTCAGGACCTGACAAAGGCGTGCAATTGCCAGCCGGAGATTGGTTTGATTTCAAGCGGTGGTTGTTTAACCCGAATGCTGAGGCCGTGAGTGCGGAGCGTAGTAGCTTTGCCAATTGGGTAGCTAAGATTGAGTTGGATAAGAAGCAAGGTAGCTGGAGCTACAACACCGATCAATGTGTGCGCGGCGAGATGGTGTGTCCCTATCACCGATTGTGTTCAGCTGGTTATTCATATCCTAAAGACGCTATGCTTGTTGAGCAGTACTACGTGCGGAGGTGTTTGGAGTTGGTTGACGGTGAACGGTGTTGGTTGGAGCCTGAGCATGAGGGTGGGTGTGATAGTACGCGGCCTAAGCAACCCGACTACGAAGTTGATTTAAGTGATGACACAATTGAGGACGCAGAAGCGTAGAAAGATAACAAATGCCCTTTGTAAACAGAGACGAGTTTCTCAAACCCAATGGTCTGACTGTGTGGTTGAACGGTGGAGCCGGGAGCGGCAAGACCCTGCAGGGGATGACCTTCCCTAAGGTGATGATTGTTACCTTTGACCCGACCGGTGCTGACGTGCTTAGACAACCGGAAAACCAGAAGTACATTGATAACTTGGTTATTCAGGTGCCAATGAATGGAATTCCGTTAAACGAGGTGTTCCAGTACACCGAGAAGCCCAGCGAACGAAGTATTTACGGAGCTATCGCCCTTGCTCGCAAGTTGGGACCACTGGGCGAGAAACAAATTGAGACTATTTTTGTTGACGGGTTCAATTATCTTGCCACCCTCAAGTGGACGCAAATTTGTGAGAGTAAGGGTGTGGTCTGGACCGAGAAACAGGGAATGGATCGCAAGGAGTCGGACCAGCGTGGTTGGTACGATGCGTTGGGGTCTTACTTAGACCACCTGGTGCTGCAGAATCTCTTACCACTTGCCACGAGAGACCGGCTCAACGTCGTAGTTAGCTCACACGTTCAGCGGGAGTCGAAGAACACAATCGAAGGTATGCAAGTGCAACGAACTCCGCAACAACAAGAGCAGGCAGCAGCGGGCAAGCGTCAGGTGGATTTAGATAGCGACTTGTCGCCTCAGGTGCTCGGTAGTTTCCGCCAACGTATTGCCGGTCTACCCAGTGCAATGATTTACCTTGAAGATCGCTTGGAGCAGCGAGACGGTAAGGAAGTTGTCGAGTACTACGCCTACTGTCGCCGCACCCGTAGCGAGTCGTTAGATACTACGATCCTGGCTAAGAACAGGTTTGGCCTGGGTACGCTACGGCTAACAAATGGCAACTTGTATAAGACCATAGTAGCCAAGATTGCCAATACGGACACCAAGCCTGCAAACACTTCTACTAACGCTGCTCAGTCGGAACCTGAGAGCAAGGCCGCTAGTGTGAAGACTACTAGTACAATTAAGTAACTTGAACAACAAGTAACCTGACTAACTAAAGGAGCTTAAGCAATGGATACCTACGATGGAACAGATAGCGATGTAGCAGAGGAAATTGATGACACCCTAGGCTGGGTCAAGGAAGGAACCGAGGAAGATGATTTCAGTGTCGACGGAGAGGACGTTAGCAAAGCCGAACAAATGGTTGGCGGCTCGGACGTCATTGAACCTTGTAATGACGTCGAGCTAGTCATCAAGTCAGTGAAAGTTGACAAGTACGTGCCCGACGGGGAGACCGAATGGAAGACTGCCCGCATGGAATTGATGCTTGTAGTGGGGAGCAAAGGAACCGACGGCAAGGGCAAGTATAAGAACAAGCATTTCTTTCCGAGAATCGGATTTGCGGTCAATCGGGGCGCGTATGACTTCTCGACCAATGCAGCCGGTAAGCCTACAAATTACTACGACCCGTCGGGAGGCTTCTTCGGGGATTACAATGCATTCCTGCTTGCATTGGGTCTGAAGACTAACCCAGCCCCCAAGAACGATGCGGCCTTCCGGGCGGGGCTGGTGGGCCAATCGGTCACCGCAGACATCAAGAAAGATCGCAAGCAGGTCAAAAACAAGTCAACTGGCAAGTATGAGCGGGTTGACGAGTACGAGAACGTGCTTGTGTACAAGCCCAAGAAAGCTAGTGCGCCCGCGTCACAAGTGGAGGCCGCCGCAAGTTGATGCAAGAGGGGGTTGCATCAGTGGAAACCAAAGGGCGGCTGCAATTCTCGCTGCCCTCGTTTCCGCCCTCAATCAACCGCCTGTATGTGATCAATCACAACCAGCGGCGAGTGTTTCTAAGTGATGAGGCATTGTTGTGGCGCACGCACATGAGTCCTTGTATTCTGCCCTGTAGGCTAGGTTATGAGGCTTACAAGTTAACTCTCTTGTACCAATCGCCCAGCTGGCTTATTAAGAACGGGGCGCTAAGGAAAGTGGACCATGCAAACCTGGATAAGCTGGTTATTGATACTCTCTGTGGCAAGTGGGGCTGGGATGATTGTAGGCTAGTTGAGGTAGTCAGACGCAAAGAGTGGTATGACTACGATAGAATTGTAGTGATACTTGAAGAGGGGCATAAATTGGAGCGCAAATGAATAGTAACTTGTTTGATAACGAGTGGGACAGCGAGCAGCCAGTGCGGCTCCCCGACTCCGTGCCTGATAAGCCTGCATGGCTAGGCTCAGCCTGCGTCTGGGGCCCCGCCCAATCCCAGGGCTCCAAGAAAGGCTTCCTGCACCCACAACTGAAGCGCGTGGTGATCGTGGACGCTAATGACAAAGCCTTGAAATCGTGGCGACAGGAGCTAGTGGATGCGATGCAGAGATGTAAACCTGAGCAGGCAATCAACTCCGCTGTAGCGTGTAGTATCCTAATCTATGTTCCTCGCCCACAAGCTCACTACCGGACTAATGGGGATCTTAAGTCCAACGCAGCCCAGGTGCCAGCTGCAGGTCGCGACATTGACAAAGTGGCTCGGGCTATCCTGGATGCAGGACAAATTGCCTGCTGGTGGACCAACGACGCGCGAATTAGCGACTTGCACCTACGACGCAGGTACGATGACGGGATTGGAGAACGCACTTGGGTGTGGGCCTGGGCGGTGACCACGCCTGACCAACAGATGCCACAGCTTGATGAGACAATTGATTTAGGAAGCGAGAGGGATGAGTAGACAAAGTGACAAGCCAGACAAGAAACCTAAGCCTATATGTCCTCGCTGTCATAACACTGGCACTTGGGTGCGACGCATTGGTCGCTACAACTACGGGTTTGTTTGTAAGCATGGCCCAGTGAACGGGGAGTTGTTTGATGGACAGAGGTGAGCGCGCACGACTGAAACAACTGGCCAATGACGCCATCATTGCTAGCTTTGGGTTTGACTCACGTGAGTCGCAGCTGGCTGAGGCGCTGGAGCGGTGCGTGGATGAGCTGGAACAGGCCAACGATAAGTGTCGCGTATGCTCAACCTGTGAAGGCCATGGCGACCACGTTGACGAGAGTCTACACATCGACCCTGACGAGGTAGTGGAAGCTCACCGAGCACTAGAAGCTAAGCTGGCGCTACTTAAAGACCGCCACGTTGAACTGGCAGGTATTTGCGGCGAGTTGGAAGTTGGTGCGGAGGCCGTTGACGCACTAGGTAATATCATCGAAGACTTAGAGTCCGACCTCGACGACTTGCAGGAGGTAGTATTACCTTGAGACTGAATTGGTCAAGTCGTCAGAGTCCAAGTGACTTAGATGAGCCACCGCAACTGGAACCCGTCCTCGACTTCGACATCCAACGCAACAACGAGTACGGCAGGGACACCTGGCCCAAGAAGTACTTCGGGCAGACGTTTGGGCCGTCACTAATTAACAAAGCCATTCGCGCTGGCAAATACGTGGTGGCAGACATCGAAGGGTTTCCACGGCCTGTGGTGGTAACCGGCGCGCGGTGGGTGGGTCCGGTGTTGGAGGTCTTATGTGCTGAGGGCTATCGAATACCGCAACGCATCTGGACGCTGGAGACGTTGAAAGGGTTTAAGGTTTGACTATGACCAAGTGCTACATCGCTGGCCCAATGACAGGCTTCCCCGAGTTGAACTATCTAGCGTTTGCTTCTGCGGCTGAGCGCCTGCGTAAGCTGGGATTTGAAGTGGTCAGTCCTGCTGAGCTTAACCCAATCACCGAGACCTACTATAACGCAATGAAGAAGGACGTTTTAGCTCTCGTTGACTGCGATCATATTCTAATGCTGGATGGTTGGGAGAAGTCCAAGGGTGCGACACTTGAGCACCACATTGCCTCAGTGCTAGGAATTGCCATACTTGAACTGGAGGCGCAGCGATGAGCACCAAGTTGGCAATCACAATCAACCTCAAGGACTTGGAACAGTTAATGAAGCAGTACGTAGCTGAGGAACTGGCGAGTGATCGCTACCTGTTAGAACAGATGCGGCTGGGCCACTTTCTGTTATGGCTGACCAAGCGACAGGAAAGCATGGTCATCTATTGCAACGTCTGCCGACAAGTTCATGCAAATAAAGCTGATAACTGCCCGTCAATGGCGGGCTTAGCATAAGGAGACTACTACATGGGAAAGAGACGAGTGTTACCAACTACTGACATCATCAACAAGTTCAACGCTCTGGGCGAGACTGAGAAGCTGATGGTCTTCGACTACATCAAGTCACAGGCTGGCACGCAACGCCCAAAGTCATCGAAGTCTGCACCGCGTGCTCAGCGCTCATCATCAGCCAACAAGTCGGCGACAAGTGGCGCAGCGAGTTCTGCGACCGCGAAGGACGGTGCTTTAGCTGCCGGAGGAAGCGGTGATTAGACGCGGCTTGCTGTTGCTGGCCCTGTTCACGGTAGCAGGGCCAATCGTCTGCGCTATCAGGGCAAATCGTAAAACATGGTAATCATACTCGGCTTTATCCCATACCCATGAAAGGAGACCTTTACAGCACATTCAGATTTGAGATACCCGGACCTCTCCCCTGCCCGTTGTAACTTGTCAAAGAGGACTCGTGAATACGGGTGAGGGATGGGTTGGGTTTGATGGTTGGCTAAACCAAGGAGACTGCCAATGGCATTCGAGACAGATAACTGGCGCTACATTCCTGCCCGACTACAGATTAAATGGACTACGCCGCGACCCGTGCGGTTAGTGGTCATTCACGCAACTCAATCCAAGGAGCTGGCCACCGGCGCAGAGAACAATGCCGCATGGTTCCAGAATCCACAGGCTCGCGGTTCAGCGCACGTCGTTGTAGATAGCGACTCAGTTGTGCAGTGCGTACTGGATAACAACCAAGCTGCCGGAGCTAATGGCGTCAATCGTGACGGCATTCACATCGAGCTGTGCGGATTTGCTGAGCAGACTGAGGCCGAGTGGTTGGACGTATATGGCCTGCTAATGCTGGAGCGTGGCGCAGATGTGACGGCTCAGTACTGCATGAAATATGAGATTCCTGCTGTTCATCTGACCAACGTCGAGTTGAAGGCTGGAGCCAAAGGAATCATTGGCCACTACCAGGCCAGTGCGGTCTACCCGCCCAATCACGGCCATACTGATCCCGGCCCACACTTTCCCTGGCAGTGGTTCATGGATCGCGTTGTTGCCCAAGTGACCTACTACCGGAGCCTGCAACCATGAGCAAGTTCGACACCTGCAAAGACATTGGCAACCTCTGGCAGATCGTCCATGACCAGTACGGCAAGTGGGGTGATCTAAATGAAGATGCTGCTGAAGCTATCATCGCCGCCGTGCTGGAGGAGCGTCACCCAGTTAAGCGTCGGGTCACGCTGATGGCCATGCTGGCAATCACGTGGATGAATGAGTCGTGCTTCAACTTTGACACTCGGCCTAATACTAACGGCCAACCTAGTTCGCCATGGCATTACGACGTGGGGTTTCTGCAGATGAACGTACAGTGGACCCACCGAATGGTCTGGCAGGGAGAGTTGGACACTACTGGGTTGGTTTGGCATGACGTGTGGGGCACCTTGGTCAACGTTCCGTTTGATGGCAACGTCATCGCCCATGCCCGCTGTGGCCTTCGCCGCCTGCTCGCTACGAAAGGTGACGACGAAACCCGTGTTGTGCGCTATACTGGGCCTGTGGCGCAACCTCATCGGTTAGCCGATTGGCGCAAATATGAGCCATTGTTTATCGAGTTCTTTCAAAGCTACCTAACATGAGCCGTCGCAGTGCGGTAAGGGGAAGCTAGACGGCCCCAAGCTGACTTCTCGGTCTAGCGAGAACGACGGCATACCAACCTGAAGGAGACCTACATGGATGGACAGGCAATTATCACGGTATCTGCAGCGGTTGTTGCCCTTACCCAGCTAGCTAAGTGGGGTTTTGTGCCGGACAAGTATGGCCCGGTGTCAGTGCTTTTGCTGTCAGCCATTGGCGTAGCCTTCTGGGGATGGTCAACGGGTGACTTCAGTCGCGGGAATTCCTTTATGTACTTTGCTGGCTTCATCGCCGTGGCTACCTCGGCAGCAGGCGTGTTTGGTTTTACCCGTGCTGCGGCTTCATCGTTAGCCAGTGCGACTCCGCCACCAGCAGGAGGCGCAGGCAGTAGTCCCACTACTAAGGAGTAATCCTTGTGACCAAGCGACGACGAGGACTAGGCTGGCAACGTGACATCCGTCACCCGCAGGACCATCGGTTTGAGGCTCCGGCTGCGCAATTGCCACATCGTGTTGAGCTGTGGACCCCGCCGATTCTTGACCAGGGCCCAACTAACTCCTGCACGGGCCACGCCACAGCATCGTTGTACCGCTACACCCTGCGTCTGCTGGGCCTACCCGACTTCGCCCTCTCCCCAGCCTTCAACTACTGGTTTGGCCGTCACGTGCCCCGGCTGGGTTGGGAGAATGAAGACGAGGGAGCCATGCCTCGGGACGTGATGCAGTCGATGATCTCAAACGGGGTGGTTAGTGAGGTAGATTGGCCGTTACTGCCTGATACCCTCAATGCCCGCCCGCCACAGGAGTTGCTGGCTAAGGCTAAGCAGCACAAGGTAATCGAAGGCCGCTACGTGCGCATGCTAGCCAATGACAACCTGCACCACCTGAAGTACTCACTGGCCCAGCGCCTGCCCTTCTTAGTCGGCGTGGATGTCTACTCATCGTTCTACGATACCAGCGACGACGGCATGACCCCGATGCCCAAGACGAGTGAGACTTACGAGGGTGGCCATCTTATCTACTGCAACGGCTACGACGATGACTTGCAACGGTTTCGCTGCCCCAACTCATGGGGTGAGGGGGAGGGTGCGCAGGGAGTATTCTGGCTGCCGTATGCGTACATAGCTAACGCAGGCTTAGCCAATGACTTTTGGCGTGTAGAAGCGGTAACCTAAGGAGACAGCTTATGCGACGATTAACAGCGATTGGTTTAGCGATGGCGCTCATCTATACTACCTACGGGTTCGCATGCTCACGGCAGTCGATGCTGGGTGCGGCCAGGGATGTGGTCAGCGCGCTAAATGACATCTCGCCACTGTTACAACAGGCTGGCGTGAGTACGGCCAAGCTGACGCAAGCTATTAGCATTGCCAACCAACTCGTCACCTCGTTTGAGAACAACCAGGATGCCGATACAGTGGCGCTAACCTCGTCCCTGATCACCGCGTTCAACGCACTGGCGGCTGAGTCAGAGTTGATTACCAACCAGCACACTCGCACGCTGGTTATTGTTAGCTTAGGGATTGCCAACGTCGCCCTTCACTACATCGCCAATCACGTTGAGCGCACTGCAAGCGGGCGACTAGGTGCCAACCACGTGATCCCAAGATTCAACAAGCAGAAGGTCTGGGCTTGTCGTGACGCGCAATCAGGCCAGTATCGCAAGATGTCCTACTGTCGCGCGCACCCCGATGTCACCGTCGTCGAAACAAGGTAGCCGCATGAATGCCCGACGCTTCAACAATCAAGGATTGGCTGGTAGTGACCGCGCTGGTGGTGCTCATAGGGCGCGAGTTGTTACGGTGGCGAGATACGAAGCGTGGGCTGGCCAGTAATGGCAACGGGCGCTCAGGTGACAAGTCGCCAGCCTACTGGGAAGCGACTATTGGCAAGGTGGTTAAGGATGCGCTTATTGACTATGACCGACGCATTCGAGAGCCTGAGCGAGTGGAAGCAGCGAGTGAGCGGCGACAGATTCAGGTAAAGCTAAATCAGCTAGCTATGCAATTTGAACTCAGCGTACAAGAGAAGCAGCGGCAGCTTAGTGAAGCAATCATTGAGATTAAGCGGCAGGTTAAGGACGATTAGGAACCTAGAGGAGGCAACCCACATGGACAACGAATATGACAACCCTGATTCACCAACGACTCCTGAGCATCCGACGCCGCCTGCGCAGCCAGCGCCAGCGCGGCAGCCACAGGACGAACCACAGCCAGATGAAGTTGGAATCCCTGAGGACCCAGGATCTCCTAAGAGCGGCGGCTAGGTGTCGTTAAGTTCAGTGCTTTCAGCGGCTCTGCCTAATATAACATGACAGCGCAAGTCCGGGACATGTATCTGGTAACCCAGCGCAAGCCACTGGAGGACGTGGAGCCCTGGCGGTGGCTGCGCTGGTTATTGCGCCGCTATTTTCAGTGGCGTGGGTTTGCGTGCCGGGATTACGATGGACGCTGCTACGCATCAATCGAGTACCGCGGCGTATTCGACGACCCGGTACTTGCCCGCTGGGTGGCTTCGTGTCCCGGCGGCGCAGTCAAACCCATTCCGTTCAATGCTGCCGCACCTGAGGAGACTTGCAGTTACAAGCCCGGCGATGTACCGCTGAGCGAGGAAGCCCAGTGGTACAGGCGCGGGGTCGTCCTGCCTTTTGTGGCCGTGCCACGTGATGAGTTTGAAGCGCTGGGTGAGCGTATCGAACAGTTGATCGAACACACTAAAGACCCTGTAGCGGTATGATCCCATGCTGCAAGACGTTCCTCTACCCCTCGCCAACTGGCGTGCTATTGTCTTCTATCTGGTTGCAGCAGTCCTTGGAAGCTCGCTTACTACCGCGCTGGTCACCGGTTGGCTGGCGAGAAGGCAACGACGCGCGGAAATTACTCAAGCTGATGCAAGTACAACTGAAATTCGGGTGCGCACAAGGGTGGCTGAAGGCGACGCGGTCATTCGCTATACCCAGTCGCTAGTAGAGGCGCAAGACCGAGTCGACGCGCTCAGGGATAAGCTGGCCAACACCGAAGACAAGCTGGTAGACATTGAAAGTCGATGCATGGAACTAACCAGCGAGAACCGTAACTTACAGGCTGATTTGCAACAGGCTCAGATAACGATCCGACTGAACGAACAATTCATCGCTCGACTGCATGCAGCTACCAAGCTGGGGGTGGAGTTAAAAGACCTGCCGCCAACTATAGCCGACGTGATTATGATGTTGCAGGAATTGGAAGCTGAGAAGTCAACCTGAGAAAGGACGCCACGTGCCAGTTAGTTTATCGTCGGAAGTTGAGTTTATCATTGGACCGCTCGGTGCGCATGGGACGCACCCTTACCCTTGGGCTGATCAGGTGGCTTACGACCTTGGGTTGGAGCGTGGACGTGCGTACCCGCCAGCCTACGACCCGGCCAACTGGTGGGTTTGCAATAACTACTACTATTACGACTTGGGTAAGGTGCTGGCGATTCAGGCAGCTCGTACTGGTGAGGCCGAGTTCCTGACCCTGTTTCGCAAGTGTGTTGACTCGTGGTGGACCCGGCCGGGTATTGAATCCGGCACGCAGACTGACCCCACGCGCATCAACCCGAAGGATGTGGCGCTAGCCGGGCTAATGCTGCGTGCGTTGGATGGTAAGCCCGAGTACTGGCCGTGGATTGTGAGCTATACTCGCTTTCAAGCTAAGCAATGGATCGTTGACCATATCGAACGCCCCAGCGCGGTGCCGGGTGGTAATGAGGCATCACTGAAGCTGTTCATGTGGGATGTGCGTGAGTTGGGCTACACGTTGCAGTACGCGGCGATACTTGCCAAGGCGCACCCCGACGCTACGGTACGCACTGAATTCCAGGCATTATGCACTCGCACCCTCACCGAGCTAATCATCCCGCGCCAGTGGGCTGATGGCAGTTTCCGCTACTATCATCCCAATTATGCGGGTAGTGGGCTGTCGTTGTGGAATACTGAACAGCCGCTGATGACCGGGTTGCTGCTGGAGGGCATGGCATATGCGCACCGGCTGCTGGGAGACACAACCATAGCAACCGCGATTACTAGGGCCGTTGACCACCTGTCCACCATCTATCGTCGTGATGCGGTGGCAGATAAGCCCGGCATCACCTGGCGCGGGTACGCCAACCGCTGGGGTGGGGGAGACGACGCGCATCCACTGGCGTGTGAGCAACCGCTGGGTTGCCGTGACGCAGGGCACAATCCTGCTGGTGTGCTGAGCATGCCGTCTGAGACGGCGAATACCGAGGGTGGCTCCGTCGATCTGGTGCGTGAAGCTCGCCAGTACGCGACGATGGTGCTGCACGGCTTTGGCTACGCATACCACCTGACTGGAGACGCCAAGTATAAAACCCAGGGCGATGAGATACAGGACGCGTGCTTTGGAGGTGGCGATGGGTTTAAGTGCTACGCCGACGCACCTTCTACGCCCAAGTGCTACCCGCAGGCGTTCAGGTCGTCGTTGACGTATCCGGCGCTGGTGGGTAGCAGTGTGACGCCAGTTCCACTGCAGCCGACCCCGGTCCCGCCTCAACCTACGCCACCCTGCTCTATTACCGGCCCCGCCTCAGTCACCATCCCACGTAATAGCGAGGGGCAGATTAGTCTGACTGTGAGCAATTCAACCACTGTGACTATCGACGTGCTGGGGAGCGATGGGCAGGTGACTGTGACGCCGTTGAGCAAGACGGTGAGCGGCACCAGCGCCGTGGTCAGCTTCCGCGTCCGAGTCAAGCGGCAATCGCGCACAATCACGTTTCAGTCAGGTTGCGGGTCAGTGGTAACACGAGTCAACGTTACGTAGAGGGGCTGGCGCTCGACGACGGCGAGGTTGACGCGGACGGGCTGGTTGAGCCTGAAGGCGACACCGAGGGGCTGGTAGACGTGGAAGGCGATTGTGAACCCGACGGTGAGCCTGACCCAGATGCGCTGCCACTAGGTGACGGTGAGCGGGAGGTGGACAAGGACGGTGACGGGCTTGGGCTTGGTGACCCAGCTTCCCAGTCAAGTGGCGCGTCGGTGACTGCGAAAGCTACCCGCACCACGTTGTCGGTTTCCCAGGCCAGTTCAAGATCGTCGCTGGTTAGGATCACCCGCCGTAGGAAGCTCAGCCAGCGCAGGTTGGCCAGCGTGGGCACCACAGCATCCAACTCCAAGGCATCGTTGTCAACGTCCACGTTAGCCGAGAGTATGCGACGTAGCGCGTAGGTGTTGTCGAAGTAGACGAAAGCGAGGTCCAGCCGATTGTCAGCGCTGGCGTACAAGTTAGTATAGTCGTGACCTTCGACTTGGAGCACATTCCCGCTGACGGCCAACGGCTTCAAGTCCTGCCTGAAGGTCGGGAACCAGAACGGAGACGCTTGGCCGCTACGTTCATACAGCCAACCCAGATACTTAGCGATCATCACGCGCCCTTGCAGGTTCATATTCCACGGTTGCACCTGTTCCGCACCCCAGCGGTAGGTCTTAGTGGCCACCACCCCGGTTGACTCGTCTAGTTGCGAGCGATCTGCCACCCACTCGTGTGCTGGAATCTCCGAGTAATCGTGCCCCTGCCACTCGCGCAAGTCCCAGCAGTCCCGATCCCGGTATAGCAGGGTGGGTGTGTACGGGATGATGCGGCGGGGGTTGAGCGGCTCGTCTGACTCGATGTAGTCGTACTGCGTGGACGCCACCCCAACCGTGTCGGTCTCCCCGTCCATTTGTTGGGATTGCGGGATGCGGGCCACACGGGCAGGTTTGAGCCATGGCCGTGTGTAGTTGCGCGTTAGCGGCTCCTCCCACTCCACCCCACTATCACCCACCACGCTGAGCGTTACCACCTCGTAAGTGTCGTCATCAGCCCAGACGTAAGCATACTGGCCTACTTCGAAGTCCATGAGCGCGAAGTCTGCGCTGGCTGAGGTAGCCCCGGCTAACAAGTCACCCACCCGCACCTTGTCGGGCTCAAACTGCACTATCGACGTGCGACCACCAAACGCGCGCGCTGTGAACCGTCGGCTGAGTTGCTCGTTATATAGCAAGTGCCGGTACTCCACTTGGCGGCGGGGTGCACTACGCTGGCGTCGCAACTCCGTCGCCCCGTCTATTGGCTTGAACACTGACGACTTCCACCTGAGGCGCTCCACAACCGGCTGCTCCCAATTGTGCCTGAACGGGTACGCGACCGGGTCCGGCTCGTCACTCGCCCTGATGACCGCCGACGTGCGGATGTCGCACTGGCCAAACATGTTCAGGGTGTTGAAGGCTGCTTCGTATTGAGCAAATATCGTAGCCCCGCTCAGGCCGCTGAGAGTCAACGCCACCTCATCAGCCCGGTACTGGTAGTCGCCGGAAATTTGGCCAGCGAGTTGGAACTTACCGGGCTCGTTCAGCGTGGGCAGGCCGCTGGTGATAGTCGCTGTGGCTCGCAGGGTGCCATCCACGTAGATAGCCAGCGCGTTTCCCAGCCGTACGAGCACCACGTAGTACCACTGGTCATAGGTGAGTGATTGTGGGGTGGCGACTGTCCATGTAGCGTTGGCTGAATCGCGGATTTCGCCGACGAAGCGGCCTGCTGTGTCCACTCGAATGGTAAAACACCTGTCCCCGCCAAACGATGCCCGCTTGTAGACCAGCGCCGCAGCATTAGCCACCGTGCCAATAGACACCGCAAACCAGCCTTCCAGCGTGAAGTCGTCGGTAACTTCAATCACCGGGTCGGAGTCCCTCTCCACAAACGATTGCGTGCCATCGAGCGGCGTGTTTTGGATGAGTATGGCTTTGCTGGAGGCGTCGGACTCAATCGGTGAGGTCAGGCCGTAGGGTGGGACGCCGGGCAGGAGACGTAGCTCGCCGTCCATGCTGTTGCCGGAGATGTCGGGTACTACATCGCCATCCGCAGCCACGCCAACCATATCGAGCCGCCAGTAGAGAGCGGGGTTGGCGGCCAGCTTGAGAGATTCGTAGCTCATACGCTGACCCCGTACTTAGTCCCTAGCGCATTGATAATCGCGTCCATGGCTGTCTCGTCATACGTCGTATCGTCCCACCCTACCATCGCGCACTTAACCGACGACCACTGCTCTGCGTTCCCACTGGAGAAAATGGTTTGTATTAGCGGGCTGTTGTGATAGTTGTTGCCGTTTGTTCGCGTCACCTTTGATAGCCCGGTGTAGAAATCGATGTCATTAAACGCCCGCATGACAATAGCCAGCACATACCATGTGCCGGTGGACAGCGCTGCGCCTGAATCCACATCGCCTTCCATGTAAGATCCCCAGTTAGAGCCACCTAGCTTTAAATACAGACCGTTCTTTCCGCTCAGGAAGGCGCAGTCATAACTGGAGGCCAACGATTGCGGGTTGATTACCATGACCAAGGTTGACGCGGTCGCCAGCATTCCACTGGCCGTGCGCACTTTCAGTGTCTGGAAACTGCTACGGTTAGACTCGACGTAAGGCAATCCATTTGGCCCACTGGCGGTCTTATAGAGCGGACGAGTGGTATCAGTGGCAATCTTAATCAAGTCATAGCCCGTTCCGCCGTTTCCGGTATTAAGCCACGTGTCTACTGGATCGTTAGCAGACAGCGTGCCCGTCAAGTCTTCACCCTCCATCCACATAGCGAAATTACCTTCAGCACCTGCACTGGGAGATGCTGACGAACTGGGTGATACGCTTGGGCTCACACTAACTGACGGGCTTATGCTAGGTGATTCCGACCCGCTGGGCGAGACGCTTGCGCTA